AACTTTTTGTTTCTTAGCTTCATACTCAATATGATTATGAATTAGTTTAGATATCATAGCTCCTGGTGCTCTATATTTATCTTCACATATTTTTTTCAATAATAAGTAATCTTCTTTTTTAACTGCAACTGATTTCCATCTATTTAGATCCATTTGTGACCTCCATGTCTTTTGTTAATACTAAGGGCTCTTCTTTATCTTTAGTTTTTTGTAACTTATTTAGGTTCTCTTCTAATGCATTCACCCTAGAAATAAGCAAATTAAAAGTATTTTCTAATTTAAAAAGTGCATTATCGAATTGATCCCCTTCAGGCTTTTGCCCTAAGGGTAAATCATTAGATGTATTAGATGTTGAGTTAACTTCTCTATCACCTTTTGGTTCAAACATAATTGCCATTATTTTCTCCATAAGTTTAAATGTTCATTTAATTCAATAAAAGATACTTTTCTTCCGTATTTAATTACTTCAGCAGTAATTAAACTTTCTTTAATATCTTTTATACCTTCAATTAAATCTCTGATTTCACCTCTTTGTACCCAACCTGTATTTCTAATTGCATATAGGCTAGTCAACAATTTTTTAAATTTACGTTCTGCTTCACACATAACAATTAAAAAATCTTTAGTTTTCTTTTTTTTAATCATTGGTCTCCTGTTGTTGTTTAGTTTTTTATATGGTATCTTAATTATATGGGATGTAATTAAAAGTCAATGAAAATAATTTTAATAATTTATGTTTGTTCAGTAGTTGGTAATAATTGCATGCCTCCTATAGAATTTAAAATTCCTTACAAAGACTCATTCGATTGTTATATAGATGGCTACAAAAAATCAGTAGACTTACTTGAAGAAATGGGTAGAGATGAAGTTAATAAGTATGAGATATATACAAAATTTACATGTAAAGAATTATTACAAACTTAAATGATTAAATTTATACTATTAGGTGCCTTTTGTTTAAATTATGCAAATGGTGATACAAAGTGTGAACAGTACACTCATTATAACCTCTCAGATGCTTCAGAATGCCGATCTTGGGCTAGATCCATAGGTACAGCTAAAAAACGTCAAATCGAAGAAATAGGGGGCTCTATGGCCTCTTATAACGTATCTTGCTTTGCAGTTGATGACCAGGGCCTGGTTATTGACCAAACCTTCAATATATCTTATAATATCTTATGACAGCTTATCGTATCAAAGCATACATGGGAGGCTTGCAAGTAGACCAAGTAGTCAAAGCAAGTGATTGTAAAGAAGCGATACTCAAGGTGTCTGAACTAGTGGAGGACGGTAGTGCCGAAGTTATTAATGATGGCTTCACAGGTAATAAAAGAATCCACATAACATACGAGGAAATCGATGATGTTAAGTAAAGAAAAAGTGGAGCTGATTAAAAAGCTTCAACACAAAGAGAATGAATGGACTGCTAGTTTAATGACCCATGGTGGTTGTACTACAGAAATGTTGAAAACTGAGAGTGAAATAAAAACTCTTAGAAATCAATTGAAGTACCAAGACATTCAAGAAAATTTAGCTACAGCAAGTTAAATTTTAAATATTTAAAAATCAAACTTTTTTCCTAGGGTTTCTTTCGGCTTAACAAACTCATAGTGATTTATAATTTTTAATAGCTTAGGTCTTTTAACAGTACTATACGGTAAAAATAATTTTGCTAAGTGTAATGCTTTTTGATGAGAGCATCTCCATCTCCATTGGTCCGTTTTACCTAAAGATTTTTTACTAATAGGTTTAAAGTGAATACTTCCAACACCAACAATATCATAAAAATTTTTAATACAATTTAAATCTGTCATTGCAACTTCCATCGCAACATTCCATTTGAGATAAGTCTTTCCGTTTGGTTTATTACATTTGTATTGTGCGTAATTTATATTACCTTCACCATCAAACAATCCTGCTGCATAAGCTATAAGATCATTATTGTTGTGTGGCATGTTTCTACTTTGCATCACCCCAACTCTTTCCAAGTCCTACATCTACTACAGACTTAACTTTAAAATCTATCGACTTCTCCATTATGATTTTTATTTTATCTGCATGCTCTTTATCTTTGATATTGAAACAAAGTTCATCATGTATTTGTAACATAGGTAAGTGACCTGCATTGTAGCAATCTAACATTGATTGTTTAGTTTGATCAGCTGAAGATCCTTGAATTAATCTATTCAAAGCTTTGTAAGTAAAGGCTCTCTTAATATTATTTCTACCATACTTAGCAACTGCATCCTCAAATTTTTCTGCCTGGTGTAATCCAAAATCTCTTGTTTCCCACTTATCAAATCTACACTTCCTACCTTTTTTAGTTCTAATAATTCCTTTTTCATCTGCTGCCATTTTACATCTATCTGATAGTTGTTTAATAAACGGAACCTTCTTATTATATTTTACAATCAATTGATCTGCTTCATCCTTAGTTACCCCTAAAGATAATGCTAATTTATTCTTACCCATTCCATACATAATACCAAGGCCAATTGTTTTAGCTTGAGTTCTCTCAATACCAACAAGGTCTGCAACCGTTTGATGAAAGTCTGCATCATCATTCTTATATGCCTCTACTAATTCTTGTGCACCATCATAACCATTGTCTCCAATTGAAGCTGCATAGTGAACCGTCATTCGTGGTTCTTGTTGCGAGTAGTCAAATGAGCCCCATTGATAGCCCTCTTCCGGTATAAATAGAGACCTTATCTTAGGTCCTAGTTCCTTGTTTCTGGCTGGCACTTGTTGTAAATTAGGGTTACTCATTGATAATCTTCCAGATACTGTACCACCTAAATCAGATCTAAGTTGTTGTATCTCTCCATGGATTCTACCTTTGACTTGGTACCTTAGGATAGAAGATAAAAATGTGCTATGAAATTTATTGATCTCTCTTGCACTCACAATAAGTTGTGCTATTTTGTTTTTATTATTTATCAACCAATTTTGTGTAAAGGAAGGTTCATTTGTTTTTTCAGTTCTTGGATAATCTAACTTCATTTTGTCGAAAGCTTTGGCAATATGGCGTGGCGCCCAAATGTCTACTTCTGTTCCTGATTCTTTTTTTATGGCCTGTAGTATTTCTTTTTCTTGGGTCATCATTTCTTTTTTTAATTTTTCAGCTGATTCCACTTGGACTCTCACACCTCGTTGACGCATTTTTATCAACACCGGAATTAGTTGTTGTTCAAGATCCCAAACTGTTTCTAGACTTTGTGTTCTTATCTCTTGTTTAAATCTCTGCCATAACTTTAATGTAAGCACTGCATCTTGCTCTGCATAGTAACCAACATGTTCTGCAGGTAACTTCCACATTTCTGCTTTAGGATCTATACCATGGGCTGCGGCTGCTTCTCTTAATTCTGTTTCTGCTTTTATCTCACCTAAATAATCTACTGACAAACTATTTAAATTATATTGAAATCTATTTTCATCAATCAATGCTGCGGCTATCATTGTATCTATGATTGGTCCGTTGACCGTGATCCCTGATGCTTCTAACCAACCTACATCGTACTGAGCATTATGAAATACTTTAGCACAAGGTAGTGCACACACATCCTTCATATATTTTTTTACTTGTTCAGGAATTAAATTACCACCCCCTAAATGTCCAAACGGAAAGTATCCTTGCCAGCCGTCAACGGCTACTGCAAAACCTACAATCTCTCCTTTACCTAAAGCCCAACCAGCTCCAAGCTTTTCATTAATACCGTCATCTCTAGTCTCTAAGTCAATTGCAATTTCAGTTGCACCTGATAGATCTTTAAACTCCGATGGAGTATTCCACATCGATTTCTTAAACGTTAGGGTAAGCTGTAGTCCGTTCATATAATTTACTTTTGTTTGTTTTGAGTGATCTTAAAAATTTAAGTTCTTTATTTTTTTTATCTAAAATAGCTTCATTCAAATTGTTTTGATAAATACCTGCATCTACTAAAATACGATCTTTACTTGCATTATGAATTACAGATTTAGGTAACCATATACAATAACCATTCTCTAATTTTATACGAATAGCTTTTTTAGTTTGTGTTACTAACACGTAGTTTCTAATTGTTCTCATTCACAAATCTTTTGTGTACCTTTTTAATAAATTGTTTAACAGCACATGAACCACAATAATAAATTTTATTCTCAATAATAACTGCATCTTTTTCACATTTTGAACATTTAATTTTATTTGTCATCTTTCAATTCTTTATACCAACTAACATCTCTACCATTATCTAAACACCATTGATAATGGTTTTCTTTTATTTTATTTAAAATATCTAAGTTCCGTTTATAACTTCTTTTTTTCTTTTGCATCTTTCATCTTTTTAATTTCTAGATCACAATAATGTTTAATCTTCTCAAGATCTTCAATACCATTTTTGTAAGCATATCTCATAACATACTTTATAACGTTGCCTTGAAAAAACGTGAGCTCATTCTTAGAAATAAATTCATAAGGTTGAATTAAATAGTGTTGGTAGTGAGATCCTCCAATTTGTTTATCTTGAGGGAAAGCCTCGTCTAACATAGATTTATTTGTCATTTTTCTCCTGGACATAAATTAAATAATCTGACCCTATAGGGTAGTTAAACTTATAGTCTGTTCTTAATAAATGTAAAGTTTTTCTTGCTCTTGTTGCACCGGTATACCAGACCTTACATTCATCACTTTTCTCTTGTTTATTTTTATTACTATAATCAGATGGGTAATTACCTTTACTGTAAAGCACTACATGATTCGCTTCACCACCTTTAACAGAATGAATTGTATCAATTGTAATTAATGGATCTAAGTTTAATTCCTTTTGACCATACCTTCT